AAATAGAGCTCAGCAATAGAAATAAGTAGGTTAATCGTTTCATTTTAGTTATTTGCTGTAGACCGAATCATCTTGCGCTGATCCTGTTCAATTTGTTTTGTCGATAATTGAAAGCCTAACACCTGAGCGTGCCTTTTAAAACAATTAAGGCAATCGCCTTGGCTGATTTTCATCAGGTATTCTTTTTCTGCGATAAAGCCTTTATCTTGCACAATCCAACGTTTACCACTACTGTATAAAGTAGCATTCCCATCGCAGATGGTAACCACTATAAAGTTTGCAATTAAAGGTGGGTTTGGTTCTGAAATTGAATCCTGAGCTACGCAGCTTGTCATTGCAAAACTGAGTGCGATAAGTAAGAGTAGTTTTTTCATAGTTTTATATTTATATCACGTTAGGTAATTCTGGTAATTTAGGTACCAACTGCATTTGACTATTATATTTAGGATGTTCAATAATGTAATAATCGGTATTTATTTGAATTACATTTGCCCAAGCAGTAGTAATACCAGAATATCCTTCTCCTTGTTTGACTATATTATTATAGTCTGTACATTCTTGTAATGTTCCTTTATACCACATAATAATTGTTTAAGTCTGTTTCAATATTATCTATTTCAAGTAACAGGTCATTTTCCCAGACGTTTATTTCTTGAATTTTTCCTTCAAATGCTTGTTTAAAAATAAACCAATCCCCATTAATGTCCTGAACTGGATTGTAAAATGTACCATCAGGCATGTTATTACCTACCAGTTGATTTTTTTCTAAAATTGTTATCAAATATCCTTTTATCATCCAAAAATTGTTTTAAGGTTAGTATAATCATTAGATGTATCTCCTCCTATAGCAATAAATCCAATCCCTTCATTAGTAAATAACGAAAGGGTATCTTTTGTTGCAGTCGTTCTAGCTCCAATAACCAATGCGCCTTCCCTTCTTAATTGACTATTTACATTACCGGTAACTTCATTTATTTTTAATTCTGTGCTACTAAATCTTGATACCATATTTAATCCCAATCTACCGTAAGGAGAAAGCATGTTAACTGTTCCATTGATACTTGCATAACTATCTACCCCATTATTTGGAATAATAAGTGTGTAGTCAGATATAGTACCTCCAGAACTTCCTATGATTGCTTTTGACCCAGTACTTTTTTGAAAAGATTTCCAAAACACTCCTGCGCTATTTAATTGCCAATTTGTATCACTGGTCGTGTCATATAAAGGGTCTATGTAAGAATTTGTACCATTACCTAACCAACCATCTTGACTCCAAACACCTCCACCATAAGCAATTGCTAATACTCTTCTTTTAAGACAAATAAGTTTAAACTGAATATCTGCATCTCCTGAGAAATCAAACGCAATAGAAGAACTTAACCATGCACCAGTGGTTTTTACATCTAAAATTGTTTGATTGTATATATCACTTTGAGCGACTGAAGGAACTGGTATTGAGTTAGCTTGTGCAAAATCTAATTTTGCTTGGTAATCTGCATCATATTGCGGTGCATCCACAGGCACCTCCCCATTCATCACCCAAGTTTTCACATTCTTTAAATTATTATAAGCAGGCAAAGCACGTTCAGCAGGGGCAGCTAGATTGCCTGTATAATAAAAAGATCCATTTGAGATCCCAGAATTGTCTAAGGCGATAATAGCATCAGCGAGATCCTCTGCACCTAATTGGCAGTTAGTAAATAGAACCTCCGCAGCCAGTAATATCGTTGGAACATTTATTTTAGATATTGGATTGTCATTGAATCTTATTCTTCCGGTAGTCCCGGAAAAAGCAACATTAACCTCTCTAAAATCCCAGTAAGTTAGCTCTGCATTCTTACCGGTAGTTGCTGAATATCCCGTTGGGTAGGCGTATGCCTGGTTAAAAACCTGACCAACTGCAATACCGGCTATATAAACTGAATACTCATCCTTGTTTACATTGTCAGAAAGATCAAAAGAAAACGTATGCTCAAAAGCCCCATCTGGTGCAAATGACTGGGTAGCTACCACAGAACCATCTGGTCTTCTAACCTGTACTTTTGTGTGCCATCTTGAATTAAAAAGCCTAAAACGGTCAAAACCCCAGCTAGCTGAATTGCTCACGGTTTTACAGAACAACCGGAAATTAAAATTAAGCTCGCTATCTACTATTCCTATATTCATCTTATATTGGTTTCAATTGTCCAAATACACCAGCCTTTACTGCGCTTTCATATCGCATTCCTCCAAAGCCTTTTGAAGGCACTTTCATTTGTTGTGAGCTCACAACTTCCAAAGCAGCATTAGCGCCTTCAATCATTGTAACATCACCACCAGAGTAATTTTTAAAAGAGATCTCATCCCCATCTGAAAACACACCTGATGGTGCTATTAGATCAATAGGGTTAATGATTTTAAGATGGTTTTCCTTATCCTCCAAAACAAGAGTGTACTGCGTAACATTATCTATAAGTTTTGTAGGCCGTGAAGATGGTGCCAAGCTTGCTAAATCTGAAAGTAAAGCCAGCGTACCGTCCTTATTTGGAATAGTCAAATTTCTCGTGGCGTTTAATAAGTTTAACCTAAAGTTAAAAGCCTGACTACCTGCGTTAGAGAAACCTACAGCATCGGCAAAAGGTGCACTAATTCCTAAAAATCCTGCTATAGCTGCCACATGTCCATGTTTAACTACTAAAGACTTTTCGATTGTAAGTAAATCGGTAAATGTCTTAATCCCTGCTACAGTTTGATCTCCTAACAATTTCACCGATTTGTCCAACTCTGCCTGCAACCCAATAACCGCACTTACAGGTATTTTTGTTGCGTTTAATTGAGAGTAACTAGACTCTAAAGTTTTGTCTCCGCTTTTAAAGATGTAATGTGAGACATTCCCGGTACCATCATCTATAATGATCACATCTCCTTTTTGGAAAGCATAGGCAGCATTATTAGTTGCAAAAGCTGCTAAGGTAGTTTCCGGGGGCGTGAGCGTATCTGTAATTCCAAGATCTCCTAATTGGCTATCCAAAAGAACACCGTTACTATCTAAAATAGCTACTCCATTTGCAGTTCCTTTTTCTGTAAGTAAAATATAATCTGAAAACTTAGCCGAATTGGCATCAAATAAGCCTTTTAGAACACGTAACTGGTTTGCAGATCCTGCAATGCCAGTTTCTGTAGAAGTAAGGTTGTCTATAATTTCTGCTAGTGCTGCACCACGCATCCAAAACCCAAGACCACCTACTTGATCTGCCGGTGCTACATCTCCAGTAGCTAACGCAGCATCATAAAAGAAGTCCACACCTTCTGAATGCACATAGCGGCGTTGCTGAGTAGAAATATCTGCCTGAGTTAAAAACGCAAGGGCTGCTAGATTTGCTACAGGTGAGCCATAATGATCTGCAGCAAAATCAGACTTATCTACTTTTAAATTAAATAGATCAACATGTGCCTGATCATCTGCAAGATGTATTTCAAAAGATAGTTTTTCTGCCTTATTATCTAAATAACTGGATAACTGATCTACAGATGAAACCTGTATTTTTTCATCCTTATGGTAGAAGCTATCAAACACCGCCCAAAATTGTATTTGAGTGGGTTTTAATCCGGTTCTAAACCAGTTCTTGATTGTACTTAAAGTTGTTTTTGCCATTTTAGTTGCCTGTATAAATTATATATGCCAATGTGTAATATGGTGGGCGGTTCTCATGTTCATTTCCAGAACCTGCATTTTTTGTTTTGGTTACATTACGAGCGTAAATATTACCGGTATATGAAAGTACATCCCCTGAATTTACACCTCCCGACTCTGCACTGTACACGGTATTCATAAGATCGTGATCGTGAACAGGAAGTTCCGCTTCTGTTAACGTGTGTTTTTTCTCACCTCCAGTTTTTCCTATTTCATTATAATCCACAACATTTGGATCATACCCAACTATAAACATCCCTTGAAGTGGCGGAGTTCCATTTGTTCCATCACACAGTTGCCAACCTGTTGGAATAGCATCTAAAGCTCCCGTGTACATTTGTGGGTTTGTTCCTGGAGGGAGTAATCTTTCTTCTAAATCTTTTAAAGAAATGATCAATTTAAAATCAGCCCAAGGGATGCTACCTGCACCGGAACCAAAACCTACCCAACGATGAAAAAAGACTTCTTTTGTTTCACCATTCTCAAATACCTTAGAAATAGGTTCTTCAAATATTTTAACTGAAGCTAATTTGTTCCCTCCTCTAAATTCTAGCATTTCGCCATTCACGTAAACCACACCATCAGAAACATTGGTGCCGGTAAGCACACATCCCTTTAAAATGGCTTTTTCACCTGCCACTTCGCCAATGCTGTTTAATAGGTTAAAGCTCTCATACAACTCGTCCAAGCTGTCTAGTTCAAAAGGAAAACCACCTGTTGTATCAAAATTAAATTTGTTCATATTTTCACTATTAAATATCGTTTTCCGCCAAGGCGATATAGATTAATTAAAGCCTGAAGCTCGTACAATTGAGATTCCATTATTTCTGAAGGCACATATACAAAAAAATCGGCACCACCGGCAGACATTTCAAGAGCTTGGAATAAATAAAACATCCCTATATACTTAGGCCGTTTTTCTCCTACGGTATAGATGTAATTAGCTTCTGTAATATTTCCGCCATCTATATAAATTCGCCTTAGATCCGGGTCGAACCTGTCATTTAAGGCAGCCCTGAAATAACATACCTGGGCGTTGTGCTCCAGCTTATAAATATTATCTAGTCTCAGTTGCTTCCAAGTATAATGAAGCGTGTAAATGGGGCGCAACATTGCCCATAAAAAGGCAAGTGTAACCGCCTTACGCATTCCCATGGGTAGCAATAATACCGGCAACTTGTTATAATCAACTTTATACCACATACTCGATGCTGTTAAAATCTTCCACTTTAAAATATCCACTTACCGGGATCGCTTTGACATCTATTGGAATTGCAATTCCATAGTCATCAACCAATGGATCTATCCAAGAGGTTTCAATATTTATTACGTGTGGTATTTTTACTCCAGATACATTCTGAAGCTTATCTACAAAGTGAGCCACTATAAACTCCCCATCAAATGGCAGTTCTTTCATGTATTCGTTGATGGCATCTTGTATGGGATAGTTCCCTTGCAGGATGCTCATTCCGTTGGCATCTATAACCAAAGGATCACGGTATATTCTTAAATTTAAAAACAGTTTATCGGCCAGATAATTAATTACTGTGATTCTCACTCCAGAAAATCTTATTTCCATTAAATAAGCATCAAATGAGGCTTTTACTTCAGCAGAAATTGGAGTTAGTTCATCATCAATTTCACCTGCTATTTTTAAGATCATTCTACTTTCATCTTGGCTTTCTACTACAGCTGCATATTTTATAATTTTGGAAGCTTCAATTTGTTCAGTAGTAAAATTGGTATTATCATATTTATCGCTGTCAGTGATAAGTGCAAAGCCGTATTGAAATTGCAAAGCCATAAAACGGTACCAGGGCGAACGACCACTTTTTTGATTGTACAATTGCTCATCTACTTCATTTTGATGTTTATTGAAAAGCTGTTCCAATAGGTAAATGGAATATGATATAATTTCAAATAATGTATTTTCAAAACTTACCAGGCTAAATTCCTCTTCAAAGGTTTTTCCTGTTAATCCGTAAAAAGCAATGATTTTTTCATTTGAAATAAATGATGCCGTTAATTGATTCTTTATGTCTTTTTTAGTTCTTCCCATTATCTTACTTTAAATGTGCTACCAATTATCATATAGCCAATTCCAACATTCTCTACAGGTTCCAGTGCCTGTAAGTTTTTTATTGCGGTTGCAGGTTCATTGTTAACATTAAAAAAGGAAACCACTCTTTTATTGGTTACATCTCCATATTTAAAGGTTTCACCAATTACAACATCGTCTGTCACGCTGATGCCATTTAAAATGGAAGCTTCAAACGCATTTTCAAAACTGCCTGTGAACTGAGTAACCTTATCAAAAAAGCTTTGTCCTATTTTAACTCTATTCATAATCAGCTTCAATTTTTATATTATTGGTATTATACAAGTCCAGCTTTGTAATTTTTAAACCATCCATTGCAAAATGCTCTCTAATTTTATGGCGATATTCCAACAGATCACTATCCAGTAAAATATCTTCAATCCCAACTCCTAATGTTGGATTTGCTTTAAAATCATTTGGTTGTGCCAAAAGAATAAGAGCTTTATTTTGCTGCAAGGTTTTGCCAATCACAACGCCTGAAACTATCTTACCATCAGTATCTCTAACTGGTCTGATTTTTAAATCCAACACTTCACCATCTTCAGTATTGTCAACAAATTGTATTGCTCTGCTTTTCATTATTCTAAATTTCCAAGAAACGTTCCTGATACCACTCCACCTGTAGCACTGGTTAAACCGCTTGTATATTTTATAGTGGCACTTTTCACATAAACATCAACTGAATCGCTTAAACGAGTTGCAAACTCATCTATGGAAGTTTCCTCACGTGTCAACATTTCGGTTAACAAACTCACGATGTCACTTTTTAAAACTTCTTTATTTAAACTCATTTTAAAAGTTTTTTAAATTTTGTTTCAAACTCTTCAATTTTCAAAATTGTCGGGGGCAATGGTGTGCCACTTGGCCCGGTTGGTGTAAATACTTTAAACTGCTTTAAAGTGGCTGTCAAATCGGTAAATAATTCAAACAACGAAACCTCGGCATTTTTAATAGTTACCTTTTTAGTGATGCTGTCAACAATAAATTCAAGACCGTTTTGTTTGTATTCCAATATTTCAATTTCATCAAACTTTATAACTGTTAAATTCTCTAAAGAACCTGACAAGCTTAATAAAACCACTGTACTACCTACTTTGGGTTTTGGCGTTAAATAATTACTACCTGTACTAATGGTTGCCTTCAGCTTTACATCGCTCAATACTAATCCACTTTTTAACTCCACACTGCAACTGTCGCCTTCTACGCTTTGTACAATTCCTGTAATTGGTAAATTAGGATTGGCACCAACGGCCTTAATCAACAGCTTTCGTACTTCGCTCAATTTATCCATCAGCTTAATTTTATGGTTGGCGTTATGGTTCTTTTACCACCTTCAGGACTTAAATTGGTGGTTACACTTGCCACATAATACCAGTCTGTTTTATCCGGGTAATCTTCATCTTTAATTCTTGCGGAATAGGTTGGTTTTACAAATGGAATTAACCAGGTATCAAAACTTCCTTCATATCCTGAGGCACTTCTCTTTAATAATTCAGCATCGGCAACCTTTTGCATTGAAGCTTCACTCATTGCGCCTACTTTTAAAGTTACTTTATCACCTCCTGTTGTTCCCGCAGTAACTTGGTGAACGTTGCCTTGTATATCGGTACTCTCCACTGTAACTTCAACTTTAGAATCTAATTTGTTTTTAAATTCTAAACTGGAAGCTTCAATGTTTTTTTGCATCGAATAAAAAACTTCGCCTCCTTTGCTTACATAAGGCGGATGGATATTTAACTCCTTTTTTTTAGTATCAAAAAATATGTTGGCTTTGGTTTCGTCCTGTAACTTCTTTAAAACATCATAGCCTGTCGCCTGGTGAATGGTGAATTTTTCATAACTCACATCATAAGTGCAATTCAATTTATAAGTGCTGTCAATTTCACTGATTATATACTGTGCTATTTTGGTTAAGGTTGTTGGTTTCAATTCCACATCTTGCACGCCTATTCTAAATAGAAACAAGGCATCCTCACACACTATTTTTAAAGAACTGTCATTGTTGGTAATGTCTTGAATAAAACCTTTAAACTCGGTTTCCAAGTTACCATCGTAACCCATTTGTATCAACACTTCAGTACCACGACCAATTTTGTTTTCAAAGTCCAAAGGCTCATTTAGTATTGCTTCAGGTAAAATAATAGTAGCAACATCTGCCAAATTATCTACTGAAGAAATCACTTCACATTCAGCCATCAATGCCAATTGTGTGCGTTTGCCTTTGTTATTGAATTCTATATACCAGTCCAGGTTGTACATTGTT